CCTGACGCGAAAGCAGAGCAATGGGCTTTGCGTAATACTTGGTTTGGTGACGATGAAGCTATGACTTATGCAGCTTTTGGGATACATAAAAGGCTCGTTGAAGAAGAAGGGTTTGACCCCACGACAGATGAGTACTATACTGAGCTTGACCGCCGTATTGACGACAAGTTTAATACTGGCGCAAAAACCACTAGCAAACGACCCGCTCAGACGGTTGCTGGTGCCACAAGAACCACTTCTGGGCGCAGTGGGAAAAAGGTTAGACTCACCCCTAGCCAAGTCGCTATCGCGAAGAAATTGGGTGTGCCGCTGGAAGAATATGCGAAACACGTGAAGGAGTAAGAAACATGACTGAACAGACAAATAATCGAGCTTCTCGCGCAACACAAACTAGGGAAAAACAAGCCGTCAGACGGCCTTGGGCTCCCCCGTCAATGTTAGATGCACCACCTGCACCGGATGGTTTTAAACATCGTTGGATTCGCGCCGAAACGCGTGGTTTTGATGATACGAAAAACGTAAGCGCAAAGATGCGCGAAGGTTGGGAATTAGTTCGTAAGGACGAGTTTCCGGACTTTGAGGCCCCGGTAGTTGAATCAGGTAAATATGAAGGTGTGTTTGGAGTAGGCGGATTGCTTCTCGCAAGAATACCGAACGAGACTGTAGATGAAAGGACTGCGTACTTTGCAGAACGTAACCAACATCAACAAGATGCAGTTGACCACGATATGATGCGCGAGAATGCACATTCAACCATGAGGATCGGCAATGCTGATCGTCAATCTCGTGTAACCTTCGGTGGCCCTCGAAAAAGTTAGGGTCGCTCAATTAGGAGAAAACTAAAATGGCAAACCAAGAAACTGCCTTCGGTTTACGTCCTATCGGGCTTGTTGGAAACGGTGTGAATTCAACTGGGGTAACTCAGTATGAAATCGCTTCTAACAACACCAATCCGATCTTCCAATTTTCTTTATGTGTGCCTACTGCTGGCGGCGTAATTGATCATGCGGGAGCTACAAGTGGGGGTACAACTCCTGCTCTTGGTGTTCTGATGGGCGTAGAATATGTTGATTCAGGAACTAAAAAACCAGTATTTAAGAATTTCTGGCCCGGTTCCAACAATGTCAGCGTTGATACTAACCACCCTGTTAAAGCTTTTGTTGCTGATAATCCAAATCAGTTGTTTAAAGTAGCTACTGACGCGACTATTACAGACCGCGCCACTGCTTTGACAGCCGTTTTTGCAAACGCATCTTTGGGTACATCTGCTCGTACTGGTTCAACCAATACTGGCAATTCAAACTCAGCATTGGATGTGTCGTCTATAAATACAACAGCAACTTTACCGTTGCGAATTGTTGGCATTATGGACAATGAGGCAAACAATGATTTTACCGCTGCCGGTATACCATTGGTTGTTCGCATTAACGCTCACTTTAATGCAACTACGTCGCGGTTTGATTCTCAAACCACAGCGACCACAACAGGCGTATAAGGAGGGTTAAATATGGCTATATCACGCGCACAACTAGCTAAAGAGCTAGAACCCGGTCTGAACGCCTTGTTTGGACTTGAGTACACTCGTTACGAAAACGAGCATGCCGAAATATTTGAAGAGGAATCTTCTGATCGTGCATTCGAAGAAGAAGTAATGCTTGGTGGTTTTTCCACTGCACCTGTTAAGTCTGAAGGCGGAGCCATCAGTTTTGACGATGCACAGGAAACATACACTGCGCGTTACACACATGAGACAATTGCTCTTGCTTTTTCAATTACTGAAGAAGCGATTGAAGACAATCTTTATGATCGTCTAGCGTCTCGCTACACTAAAGCTTTGGCCCGCTCTATGGCGCAAACAAAGCAAATCAAGGCTGCTTCTATTCTAAACAATGCGTTTAGTGCAGGTGCAAACGCCGTGGGTGATGGAGCAGCATTATGTTCTAGTTCACACCCAAGCCTATCAGGCAACCAGCGTAACCTTCTTTCAACAGCCGCTGACTTGAACGAAACTTCACTTGAGCAAATGTTGATTGATATTGCCGGTTTCACTGACGAGCGTGGTCTAAAGATCGCTGTACGTGGTACAAAACTCATCATTCCAAAAGAACTGCAATTTATTGCAGAGCGTGTGATGAACTCAAACCTACGTTCAGCAACTGCGGACAATGACGCAAACGCGATGAAAAACATGGGTATGATTCCTGATGGGGCCGTGGTTAACCACTTCCTTACAGATACCGACGCTTTCTTCATCAAGACGGATGCGCCAAACGGTTTCAAATTCTTTAACCGTTCGCCAATTAAGACGGCAATGGAAGGTGATTTCGACACCGGTAACATGCGATTCAAGGCACGTGAGCGTTATAGCTTTGGTGTTTCTGACTGGCGTTGCGTTTTTGGTACACCCGGAGCGTAAAACGTGTTACAATGAAGTTATCTTTTTGCAAAAGATAACCTCTCTGATAACTAAGGGGCCTGCAAAGGCCCCTTTCTTTTTTAGTTTCCTGTGTTATACTGACATTATCCCTGACAACGGCATGGGGCCGTTGACTAACCCAGACAGGAGATTAACATGGGTACAACAACTTTTTCAGGTCCAGTAAAAGCTGGAACAGTACGCGAAGGCGGGTCTGCTAACGTAGGTTTTGTCAAAATGGCTCAAACCGCAGGCTGGACACAATCAGCAACAGCGCAGGATACCGGAATTATTATCCCGGCAAACAGTCAAGTCACTGAAGTGATTATTAATATTACTACAGCAACGGCTGCGGCTAACATTAGTGTTGGTACATCTGCCACTGCAAACGAACTTTTCTCAGCACTTGCGGCGGGTACTGCTGCAAACGTCTTCAAGTATGGTTCTACTGGAACTATAACTGACGGTGATACTTGGGCAGACATTGGATCATCAGACGCTTCCATTTTCTTAAAGTTTGCTTCTGGTACTACTGGTGTAGGTTTCATAACAGTTGAGTACATCCAAGGCATCAACAACGCTTAATAGGAGATAACTCATGGCAGATGCAGCTACAGTAGTCATGAAGACTACGATTTTACCGGACGAGATAGCCAAAACTATCGAAGCCACAACCACTGTTTCGCCAAAAGACGCGAACGACAAGTGGTATTACAAACTGACTAGCGTTACAGCAGCAAGCACGGATTTGATTACTGGTTACTACACAGATTATACGGCGGTAAATGCTAACGCAAACCCCGGCACTGTGGCAACAGGTGATAAGGTTGAGTTCATATATATAAAAAATACGGATGCGGCTAATGACATTTATGTTGTTTTTAACGCTGGTACTGTAGCAAACACTACTACAGATGCAGTTAAAATTAGTCCTAATCAGTCTTTTTATGGTAGGTATCCAAACGCAACAGTTGCTGACGTACACGCAATTGGTCACGATGGATCAAGTGCCGCGACTGCAACTTGTATTGTTTGTGCTTTACTTGATGACATAGCATAAGGATATTTAATATGTCTATTTCTGATGTAAAAACAAAACGTGTCACTGCTACAGGTGCTTTAAGTGTGGGACCGTCACGTATTCGTCAGATACAGCTTAAAACAGGTTCAGGTACACCTCGTCTTACCGTCACCGACGGTAATGGCGGGGCTACCGTTTTGGATCTTGATTTTAATGCTTCTGACACACACTCTGTAAACATACCTGCAAATGGTATTAGGGTGAGTGACATTCATGTATCTGTCCTTACAAACATAACAGCGGTTACGTTTTTCTTTAATTAAGGTTAGGAATATGGCGGAACGTAAACGCGATAATATGCCTAAACGTAACAAGAAAAATTTTCGCCCCACCAGTAAAGGGGCGGGAATGACTAAAGCTGGGGTTGCAGCTTACAGAAAAAAGAATCCCGGATCTAAACTAAAAACAGCCGTTACCGGTAAAGTAAAGCGTGGTAGCAAAGACGCCAAAAGACGTAAGTCCTTTTGCGCTCGATCTGCTGGTCAAATGAAAAAGTTTCCAAAGGCGGCCAAGAATCCAAATTCAAGATTGCGACAAGCTAGAAAAAGGTGGAAGTGCTAATGGCTAATTATTCAAGAAAATCTAAAAAAGCTTCTTCCAAGAGTAAGGGAAGTAAAATCTGTCCAGAGGGTAAAGCGTGGGCTAAACGCACCTTTGATACATACCCAAGTGCTTATGCTAATCTGGCTGCGTCAAAGTATTGCAAAGATCCTAATTATGCCAAAAAGTCCAAAGGTGGCAAACGGAAGGGCAGATAATGGGTGAATTAAAGAAATGGCTAAAACAAGATTGGGTAAGGATTGGCACAGACGGCAAAATTAAAGGCAAGTGTGGCACTTCAAAAAACAAAAAGAACCCAGATCGTTGTTTACCTCGAAGCAAAGCGCAGAGTTTGACGCAAGCCGAACGTGCAAAAACAGCCAGAAAAAAGAAAGCGGCGGGCTCAAAAGGTAAAACCGTTGTTTCAAATACAAAAAGAGCAAAAGTGAGAAAAATGAGTTTAGGCGGTTCTGTTGTTGAGACTAAGCCTAAAAGACCCTTTCGGGGTAAAAAAATTCCGGGAACCGCTGTTGCCAGAGGTTGCGGAGTTGTTAGAGTACGAAAGCGCACCAAAGGTGCGGTAACTCAGTCATAAGGAGAAAAACATGGCTATGAAGAAAAAAGGCTATCGTGCTGGTGGTAGAGTTAGACGAATGTCTAAAGGCGGCGCTACAGGCGGTAAGATAAGACGCATGTCTAAAGGCGGTAAAGCCGGTGGAAGAATTAAAAGAATGTCTAAAGGTGGAGCCGCTGGTGGTAAGAAATCTCTTGCAGCCGCAAAAGCAGCACTTCCTAAAGGGTATAAAATAGTAAAAACAAAGTAATGTCTTATTTATATAGCAACATTCCTTATTTTAAGGCATGGGTTCGCCGTGAATATACTCACAACCACGAGGATTATCACGGCGAATTTTTACATGCTATGGTTATCGGTGTTACGTCTATGCCGAATAGATGCTTGAGTTTCCAAGTTATGTTTACTGGAAACGAGGCCGAGGGAGAGGAAGAGGATACAGTACACGGTGGTGCAATGTGGGCAAGAATGCCTATTACCGCTTTGGTTGCTGATATACCTTTAGAAGAATGGCCCGAACCAATGAATACATACGATGCTCAACCATGGGACTGCTCGTCGTACCATCATGCCGTTTACGTGATGGACAGAGCTACGCCGTGCCCTTGGTTGGCAAAAATTGACAGTGATTTTTTTCCTGCAAAATATCTGTTTACTGTTGATTACGCTGAATCCGAAATAGCAGACGATCCAGCACAACATAAACAAAGTCACGTTTTACAATTACTCGATGCGGGAGAGTGGACGGGTAATATTGTTGCGCTGCCAAATAACAGGGTACGTGTAACACACCCAGCTTGGTTTGAAACTGGCGAGGGAGCGCCGCATTTTAAGCCTTCTCAACATATACACTATTCAAAAAGTGATTTAGACTATACACTCGATGTAAATAGAATATTTGACAACCTTTATAACGAGGATGAGTGATGACACTTTCGAACTCAACAGATTTTGAATTAGATGTAGCTGATTATATTGAAGAAGCGTTTGAAAGGTGTGGGCTTGAGGTTCGCACAGGATATGACCTGAAGTCAGCTAAAAGATCTTTAAACCTTCTTTTAGCTGACTGGGCTAACCGTGGTCTAAATCAATGGACTATAAAACAAAGAACCGTCGCCATGGTTTCTGGCGACGGTGAATATGACTTAGGAACGGATGTTATTGATGTTCTTTCCGTTGTGGTAAGAAGAGACGGTACAGACTTTCAGCTTGAAAGATTGAGCAGAGACGAGTTTTTGAATATACCCGTCAAAACAACAACAGGCAGACCAAATCAGTATTTTTTAGACAGACAACTTACACCAAACTTAAAAATTTGGCCTGTGCCAGAAAACAGCACAGATGTTATTGTCTTGGATGCTCTGACTCGAATACAAGATGCAGACGTATATACAAATACGCTTGATTTACCTTTCAGGTTCTACCCGTGTTTGGCGGCAGGTCTTGCATACTATCTGTCGCTTAAAAGAGCGCCAAACAGGGTACAATTACTTAAAGCGGTATATGAAGAAGAGTTTGATCGGGCTGCTACCGAGGACCGAGATAGATCATCGTTTAACGTAGTTCCCGATTTTCAATATTTTAGAGTGAGTTGATGAGTAAATTTGCGTCCGGAAAAAATGCAAAAGCAATTTCGGATAGATCCGGATTTCAATATCCCTATAGGCTAATGCGAAGGGAATGGAACGGATTACTTGTCGGCCCAGACGAATTTGAAACAAAACATCCTCAACTTGGTCCTTTTCGAAAGGTAGATGATCCACAAGCTCTCGTAGATAGTAGACCAGAACAAAATTTAGATAGTCAACGAAACATACAATATGGTTTCAATCCTGTTGGTTTAAGGGGAGTTCAGGGTTTAGATCAGGACAATGATTTGGAAGGTATTGGCCTTGTAGGAACCGTTGGAGTGAGTATATTTAATCCTCAGATACGTGGTTCACAAGCTACAGGTCA